CCGAACAAATTCTAAAGGGATCATTACTATGGAAACTGCTCGGAGTTGATACAAGTCAAAAACATTTTAACTGCGTTTTTGTTTTTCGAAAAAAGGTTCAATAAAAGGCCATGAAAATGAAGTAATTCGTACAGTAATTCTATTTCTGAAGTCGTGTCGCTAGAATGAACCCAATATGGATTTTTAATTGATTTTTTCGATTTCGTCGCGCATCCAATCAAGGTCACGTTTTGTATATGTCTTTTCGGTGATATCCTGAATATGATGCCCAACTAGGATCTTGATTGCGTATTCATCTACTTTAGCTTTCTTGGCAGCGGTGACAAATCTTACACGTGCATCGTGAGGACGATGTTCCGGATTCAAACCAAGTTCTTTCACAATCGCTTGCAGCCCGGTCAGGTAGGTATCGTAGTTCATCTGGATTACCCTTGTTGTGTTGCGAAAGTGCTGCGTGATGAGATATTCACTGTTGTCGTTTACCGATTCAAGATAGCGTTTTTCAACAAGCGGATAAATCCGAGAGTGAATCGGAACAATGCGGTTTTTGCCATCCTTTGTTTTCATCCCACCTTGAAAACTCTTCTTTTCGAGATCAACATTACATGTTTTCAGATTCAGAAGTTCTTGTGGCCGCCATCCCGAATAGCATTGAATCAACACAATGTCGACAAATGGAAGATCAATATTTTTCCACAGAAGGTCTATTTCTTCATCTGTATAGGTAAGGTGTTCTTTGTGGACGACTGGTGCTTCGATATTGAGCGAAAACGTCCGTGCACAGTTTTTATCTACAAGCTCGTTTGCCATTGCATAATCAAACAGCTGGTCGAATGTTGATTTCATCTTGCTTCGCGTATTGTTGGATGCTGCACGTTCTTTTCCATGAATTGTTCGATGGGCTGTCATGATGACCTTCTTGAGATCGCAGGCACGGACACTTCGAATTGGCATGGCGTGAAGCTCTTCGGCGTATGCCCAAACGGAATTATATTGCCGGAGGGCCTGTGGAGAAGCGTTTCTTGTTCGTTCCTCATACCAATGCGCGTATAGTTCATCCATCGTGACAAGATTGGAAAGATCGAACGGATTTCTATGATATTCGACAAGTGCTTGATACGCTTCATTATAAGTCGCAAAATAGGCTACTGGCTGAAGTGGCTTGACAATTGGACGGCCTTCTGGCGATTTTCCGACGGTGACCATTACACGAAATGGACGCCTAAGACGCGCATTTTGAATCTCTGTGATCTGGCCAAATCCATTTGGAAGCCGCATATGCTTTTGCGATGTTTTTGCATACACCGGTTTTTGTCGTGCTTTTAGCGGGTATCCACAGTGAGGGCATGCAACGGCCTGGTCGCTCACCTTCTTGTGGCATTCGGGGCATGGCTTTAACATAGGTACCTCCTTACAATTTTATAGAATACCGCAAATCAAAATGGAAAGCTCGAAAAAATCGGGCTTTTTATTTTTGAAAAGCTATTCTAGGTTAAACGATGAATATTTCATTGTCAATCCTTTGAGGGCAAAAAGAAAAAATACATCACGCAGACGACCGCTTTGTCAGGTAATATCCTTTTGAACCTAAGATGCAGAAAAATGCTCTTAGAATAAGTAAAAAGGAGTAATGTAAAATGGACAAAGCGAAATTAAAATTGGGGTCTGTGCCGGTGCGTGTGGCTGCGAGGGTCTATGGACGAGACCCTGCATGGGTGCGAGCTGGAATCATTGCAGGCTGGCTGCCAATCGGCCAGGCAACACGGAACGGGCACACTGTGACAGACGTCCGGCAGATGGACTCGAAGTATGGTCGGATCAGCTATTATATTTCGCCGAAGCTCCTATACGAACAGACCGGCTACGAATGGAGGGGCGAGAAATGAAAGGAGAACGGGCCAAACTTTCGAAGAAAAACCCCTATTATATTCCGGCAGAACGGTACTACGAGCTCAAGCACTTCTGCCGCCAGTACGATGACTGGAAAAAAGCACTCAACTACATCGACGGATGGCAGCTTTCACCCAGTGATATTTCGGGAATCCTCAAAGGTGACCCTCCGGAAAGCCAGACGGAGCGCCAGGCGCTTGCACGCGTCTATTACTCCAGCCATATTGATATTCTGGAAGGGTGCATGCGGCAATTCGATTCAGCGGTCGGGCCGTACTTATTAAGAGGGGTCACGGAGGGACTTGGCTACGATGCACTGCGGGCAAACGGGTGACCATGCTGTAGGGAACTTTACTACGAATATTACCGTTATTTTTTCTGGCTTCTCAGCAAAGAACGCGGATGACGCGAAAAATACAGGCTCCTTTATGGACGAAAGTTCACGAAAATTTGATTATGTAAAGGAGATTTTATTATGTTTAAGGCAAAAAAGACCGTTATGTACATTGTCGTGAAGGGTGTTGACGATATGACTGATCGTCGCAATCTTATGAAAGAGATCATCCTCAGGAACTGCGTGATTGACCATCGAATCGCTGATTCGCTGGTAAACAAGTTGGGAAGCTGTGGTGATAAGGATCATAAGAAATGCGAGTATCAGCTCAGTCTCGAAAACTATGACCTGTGCGGCATTGCACGAGACTTTGAGCTGCTGAAGAAAGCAGGAATCATCGAGTATGTAACCAAACCGACGAACTACATCGTTTGCTAAAGGCGAGAGCCGTGGAGAAATCTGCGGCTCTTTCTTTTTATCTGGACGCGAAAAATACAGCTGCCTTTATGAGAAAGGTGGTATGAAAAATGTTTAACTTGATTATCTGGATTTTGATCGTTGTGATTCTGGTCAGACTGGCAAAGCTGATTGGAGCAAAGACAAACGAGGTGAAAAGCAGAACAAAGAAAAAGCACTGAATCAAAATGGAGCTTGTGGAAACACAGGCTCTTATTTTTTATGCAGACGCGAAAAATTCAGCTCCTATTATGGAAGAAATAAACCAATTATAGGAGGAAACTACTATGCTGAAGAATATTGTGAATGGTTTTGAGGAAATGATGAATTCGATCCTGAAGGCATTTGACGAGTCGATGAGCGACCCGTATGCTGGCTGGAACGAAGGAGAAGAGCTCCTCATGCTGAATGATGTTCGGTGTGGTATCCGCTGATGGATTCTACCGGAAAACGGGCGTATGGAAACATACGCTCTTTTCTTTTCACATAGAATTTTTCTAACCTAGCATAGAATGTTGCGAAATAACGCGAAAAAATCGGTTTCTTTTATGGAAGAGATGTCTTCCGGAATTTGAAAGGAGATTGATATTATGAACAAGATGAATAAGAGAAAGTACGACAGAGGATATGTCGATGCGACGGACAAACTGCGCGTGTTTATCGAAAGCCGGAGCAAAGTGATGTTTGTGGAACATGACTACGCTACGAGTGAGACAGCACGAGCGGCTTACAACGTTGCGATCGACCGTATCCGCTGCCGTGGAATGGTTCGAGTAATTGTATCGAATGGCGAACTCTTTATGATTCGCAAAGACATCTAAGGCGTGAGAGCTTACGAGAAATCGTAGGCTCTTTTATTTTTTTCATCACGCAGACGACCGTAAACACAGGTATAGTAGTACAAAGGAGATTTCAAAATGAACGCTGAACTTGGCATGATCTTTGCTGTCCTGATCTTTGGGATGGGGCTTCTGATCGGCGTGGCCATCGGTTTCCAGCTGAGCGAGAGCCAGAACGATGTCGGAGACCTTGTAATCGCGCCGGGAGACGAGGACGCACCGAATTATATGTTCCTGGACCTGGACACGACGCCGGATGACATCCGGGGACGGGACCATGTGCTGTTGAACGTCCGGAGCATCTCGGCGCGAGAAAAACATTCTGCTTAATGGAGGAAACTCTAATTTACTTTGTAAAGGAGAAAATCAATGGAATCTTACGAAAACAAAGAATTGCTGATGGAAGCGGCGAAGCAATCACTGGCGAAACTCAAAGACCTGGAACCGGGTACAGACGAGTACAATTCGGCGGCAAACACGGCACTGAAGCTGTACGACATGCAACTCAAGGGCGAGGCGCAGGAGAGCGACCAGAACCTGAAAACGGATGAGGAGAGGCGAAAAGAGCAGGAAGTCATCAATGATCAGGAGAAGGCTGCGAAGGCGCGTCACCTTGAGATCGCAAAGTTGGGGATGCAGGCATTGACGTTTGTCGGCACGATTGGTATGACCGTATACTGGTCGATCTGCGAGGCTGGCGGTGTGACGCAGCTTTCTGGAGCAATGCGTGAAGGTTTACACGAGATTAAGAGAGGCTTTACAGACAGAAGGTAAAGGAGGAACCGAGGAGGGTCTGTGACGAAAGTCGCAGGCTCTCTTTATTTTTTATGCGATATCATGAAGTGCCGCCCAATGAATGGACGAGTTATTACGGAAGCGTCTACCGCTGCAATCATCCGGTGTACCGTGTGTGCACCCTTTACAAGGAAGGTGCGAGGGGGCTATGTGTGATCCAGCAGCGATTCAACGAGAAGACAAAATCGACCTACTGGAGTGCCATTGACCCATGGCTGACCGACAAGATCTATCTGCGGCGGGGATTCAAGGAATATTTCGACAGCCATGCCGGGCGCAGAAATCAAAATGGAGAATATCCGACCGTGACCGTACGCCAAATCATGTGGGCATTGCGCATGAAGCCCATCAAGCGGGAGCGGTGGGAGACTGTATTTGACAGGAGTTTGATTTGAGCACATGTAAAGAATCGTAGGCTCTTTATTTTTATAGTCCCATTTGGTATAATAAGATAGGGAGGTGTTTTAGGATGCCTGTATTATGTATGTTCTACGGAATTATTGTCCGGATGTATCGAGAAATGGGTGGTAAACATAATATGCCGCACATCCACGCTGAGTATTCTGGGCAAGAAGTTGTTGTTGCATTGGACGGAACTGTTCTCGAAGGAAAGATCCCGCGCAGTCAGATGAAACTCTTGGATGCATGGATGGAGATCCATAAAGACGATCTAGCGGCGAACTGGAAGCTGTTGAGCAACGGCGAACAGTTTTTCCGCATTGATCCCCTGAAGTAAGGAGCGTGATTTTAGATGCTGCAACCAAGACTGACAAAAGTTGAGCCGATTGCTCAGATGAAATTACGACTGTACTATGAAACCGGAGAAGTAAGACTGTTCGATGTTGCTCCCTATGCTACAGGTTCTTGGTACAGCATGCTACAAAATGATGGATATTTCAACAGAGTGGAACTATTGCCTGACGGAAGCGGTATCGAATGGCCAGAAGGTCAGGATGTCGCACCCCACGAGCTATATGAGAATAGCATCGAAATAAAGAGAACAGCTTGATATTTTGCGAAAGAGCTTACGAGAAATCGTAGGCTCTTTTCTTTTTGCCATAACGCGAAAAATTCAGCTCCTATTATGGAAACGAGAATTTCTGTGTTTACATGAAAGGAGAAACTATTATGCTGAGACACAAAATGACGATCGTTGTAAAGGCTATTGCTGGCGGAAGCAACAGTGGGAGCATTCTGAAGGAGGTAATCCATCGGAACAGCAAAATGAATCGGGAGGAAATTGACCGAAAGATGCATTGGCTTGGTTCCTGTGGAGGACCTAACGGAGTGCGATCAAACTGGGAAGCTGAAGTTGACATGATAGACTTTGCAGGTATGGTGCGTGATTTTGAACTGTTGAAACTGGTAGGCGCAATTGGAAGCGTAAAGGTAAAACAGAGAGATAGAGATATCGTTTGATAAGGCAAGAGCTTACGAGAAATCGTAGGCTCTTTTCTTTTGTCCAAACGCGAAAAATTCTCCGTGCTTTATGGGACAAAGGCCCAGAAAAAAGGAGAAGTAATATGAAAGAATCTATTTTTAAGAAAATTTGGAATTATTCGATTACGGTTGGGCAGATGATCATGACAGCAATAGCAATGGCAATTGTAACGCTTATTGTATGGTTGTTGTGTCGGGCATTCCGGCCGTCGAAAGACTGATATTTCACGATAGACCGGTTATACACAACTTGAGTTGGGTCGTCCCGGAGAAGAGCTGATGCGAAAACATGGGCTCTTTCTTTTTTCAGACGCGAAAATTTCAGCTTCTATTATGGAGGTAAGAGGGCTTACATTGAAAGGAGAAAAACTATGATGAAAGCTATTAAGAACTTTATGAACAAACCTTGGACTTGGGGTACTTATTTTAAGTGCTGCGGAGTTGGCATGGGATTGTCGTTGGCAATCCTGGGCACATTTGCAGCATGGGCAAAGTGGAACGAGAAGAAGGCATTGAAAGAGATGCAAGAGAGCAATCAGGAAGAGGACAATATCTGAAAGATCACGCCCTCTTATCTTTTTCAGACGCGAAAATTTCAGATGCCTTTATGGAGGAGATAGCTCAATTGGTAGAGCGCCACTTTCGGGTGGAGGTTATGGGTTCGAGGCCCATTCTCTTTTTCATTTTTATATTTTTGGAGGTACTACATCATGGAGGACATTATGCACATCCGGTCTGCATTTCTGCGTGGGCTTATTTCGGACGCGGTTCGGAATGCGATCCGTAAGCAGGGATATGACGGCGTGAACGTCGATCTCAATGATATTTCTGCCGGATACAGCGAGAACGAGAAAAAAGTTCACGTGCATCTGGATATCGACGCTGAGATGAGCAAGAAGGATCTTGTGGATATTCTGAGGAGTATCGACATACTGTGACGCGAAAATTTCTCGATGCTTTATGAGATGATTAGTCTCAGAATTATATTTTTGGAGGTACAAAACTATGAAGAAATTGATTGGAGCAATTGCGGGTTGCGTTGCAGCTTATTATGTGATTGACGTACTCGCCGCAGTAAGTATGGCGTGCGCATGGGGCGATTTGGTAGAATACGGCCACATGCAGGCGGCACATGAACTGGACGATACGTTTCACAAAAGGTATTGCAAGCGCAACCTGAAGGTATTTGATTCGACAAGGGAAGCACTTTTGGAGAAAATGAAGAGAAAGTAACTAATCGAAATGGAGCTTACGAGAAATCGTAGGCTCTTTTATTTTTCAAAATGGAGGTTGAACATCATGAAAACATTGGACGACATTATTCAGAGCTGCACGGACCCGGCGACGAAAGGCGAACTCCAAGCGCTCAAAGAAAACCTTGAGCAGATCTATTCCAAGGTGGAAAACGCGGAGGACTGCATGAGCATGTGTGCGGACGCAGATATTTACGAAAACTATTTGTCCGCATCCAATCGACTTTATGAACTTCTCTACGGTGAAATCATTTTGTGATGGGAGGTCAGACAATGAAACTGACAAAAACATGCGCGAGATTCTTGCGCAAGCATGGCGGGACTATTCTGGCAGTGGCGGCGTCCGTGGGCGTCGTGGCGACGGCCATCGAGACCGGGCGGGCAACCACGAAGGCAAAGCATCTGCTCGAAGTGGATGAAGCGCTGCGAAAATACAACGAAGATGAGCAGGGCATTGTGGAGGAGCCACCGACAAAGAAACAAATCGCTCTGATATGCTGGAAAGCATACGTCCCGGCTGCAATTCTGGGCGGCGGCACCATTGCGTGTATTCTGAGCTCCAATGCGCTGAACAAAAAGCAGATTGCAAGCCTGACTGCGGCCTACATGGCGCTGGGAAGGACGTATCAGACCTACCGGCAGAAGGTGATTGAGAACATCGGGCTGGAAAAAGAAGCAGAAATTCAGGAGCAGATCAGCGAAGAAAAGCTGCCTGAAGTTCGTGACAAGATGGCAGAGGAAAAACTGCTCTGCTACGAGCCTATCTCAAAAAGATATTTCCATGCCACAGAGGTGGAATTGACAGATGCGTTCTACCATATGAACCGCGACTTTGCATTGGATGGCGAGGCATCCATGAACAGCCTTTATAATTACCTCGGACTGGATTATCTGCCGGAAGGGGACACAACTGGTTGGTCGATGGATTATCTGGCAAATGAATGGGAATATTACTGGATCGACTTCCGGTATTACAAGCAGACAACAGACGACGGCCTTGAAGTCTACTACGTGGATGCATTCCAGCCGCCCATCGAGAATTATACCAACTATGATCCCTATGCGGATTACTGCGAGAAAAAAGGAGAATGAATATGAATAAGATCAACTGGTGGAAGGTGGCATCCGTGGCAATGATGGCTGCAAGTGCTATTCTGGGCTTCGGGCATGACCTTATCGAGGACCAGCGCAGCGAAGAGGAACTGCAAGACATGGTGCAGGAAGAAGTGCGCCGTCAGCTTGCGAAAAAGAACTTGTAAACGCGAAAAATACAGTCTCCCTTATGGAAGAGAAATCCAAACTGACAAATAAAGGAGATTGATATTTATGTACGATCATGACTATTATGCAAAGATGGACAAGGCAATGGTACGCGTACTGAAGGCAGTTGTACGTTCAGTGGGATACGGCTTTACAGGGCTGTATCACTATCTGAAGAAGCAGCCGACCAGACTGTACGAATATATCCGTTACCGGATTCAACTGGAGCGTGATGATCAGCGTGAAACAGAAATCCGCTTCGAGAATTTGAAGCAGAATGGACACATCTGAAAAAGGCGAGAGCTTACGAGAAATCGTAGGCTCTTTCTTTTTATATTTTACGGAGGTACGAACATGAACCTGAAAACATTTGCAAAGGCTGCGCGGAGAAGCGTGAGCCGGAACGCATCCAAGATCCTGGGCGGACTGGCCATTACCGGCGGCATCACGGCCGTTTATTTTGCAGTGACGGCCACCCCGAAGGCCATGATCCTGCTGGATGAGAAAAAGAAGGAACTGGGTGTCGAAAAGCTCGATGCAAAGACCATCATCAAGACAGCAGGCCCGGTTTATATTCCGACGGCGGTGAGCATGGGCCTGAGCGCTGCATGCACCATTGGGGCCATCCATGTGGATGAACGCCGGAATGCAGCACTGGCAGCGGCTTGCACACTGTCGGAATCTGCGCTGAAGACCTACCAGGACAAGGTCGTGGAGACCATTGGTAAGGAAAAAGAGCAGGAGATCCGAGAAGCAGTGAGCCTTGAGAAAATGGCAAAATGCCCGGAGCCGGAGCATATTCCGGTGGCCAAAGGGCTGAAAAAGGATGATATTTCCTATGACCAGCGGGTCAAATGCTGGGAGAGCTTGTCCGGGAATTATATCTGGACGAGCAAGAACGCACTGGAACGCGCCCTGAACGGTGCAAACAAGCAGCTGCTCAGTGACTTCCGGGTGACCGAAAACGACCTGTTCGACTATCTGGGCATGGAGCACAACCGGAACGGAGATCTGCTCGGCTGGGATACCGAAACGACGCTGGAGATCGAGACGTTCTATGCTTCGAAGCTGGATGAGGACGGGATGCCCTGTCTGGTGCTCGATTATGCGACGCCGCCGAAGTGGCTGGGGTATTGATATTTTCGACATCCCGCGGCCAGACGCGAAAAATTCATCTTCCTTTATGGAGGTAATACTCCGACATTATGAACTTTAATAAAAGAGAGGTAACAAAAATGGACGAAATGAAGAACATGAACGAGACTACTATGGAGAACGAGACTTCTGTTGAGGTCGTTCCGGAGGAGAGCGTTGAGATGATCAACACGGAGCAGTCTTCGAATTCTGGTTCGAACTTTGGACTCATTGTTGGCGCTGTGGGCGTTGGCGCAGCCGTATTGTACGGTCTGCACAAGAAGCACAAGGCCAAGAAGGAGGCAAAGGATGAGCAGAAGCCGAAGAAGGCAAAGAAGAAGATCCATCTGCGCAATCCACTGGTGATCACGGAAGAAGTTCCTGAAGAGGAAACCGTTGATGAGGACATCGAGGAAACTTCTGAGGAAAAGTAATGTTTAATGAAGCGAGAGCTTACGAGAAATCGTAGGCTCTTACTTTTTTTATTTTTGAAAGGGGTAGACTATGGCACAAGTAGATATGCCGAAGTCCAGCATTGGCCAGAAGCCGGAGCAGCCGAAGAAAAAGTTTGAGAAGGTTGTCAAGGGTAAGGTGACCGTCAAGGAACAGAACGACATTCAGAAGATCGCAAATGATTTTCTGGCGGAAGACCTCAAAACGGTGAAAGACCGCATCGTGATGGAGTATCTGGTCCCGATGGTCAAAAACGGCCTGTGGAGCATCTTCAACTCGGCGATCAGCATTGCACTCTGGGGCGAAGACCGCTCCCGCGGGAGTTCGGGTGGATATTCCGGCTCTGCATCCCAGCGGAACAGTTATGACCGCTATTATTCGGGCAGTCAGAACGGACGGCCGGGGAATCCGAACCCGCCGATGCGCCGGAGTTTGCAGAACCTCGACTTCGAACGCCGTGGCGATGTGGATGATCTTTTGAACCAGATGTACAACGCCCTCCGCGACTACAAGCAGGTGACCGTGGGCGACCTGTGGGACCTGATGGGCGTTTCCAACGAACCGACAGACTACAACTACGGCTGGTATATGCTGGATCAGGCATACATCAAGGGGATTCCGGGCGGCTTCCGTCTGGTTCTGCCGAAGCCCGTACCGCTGCACTGATAGAAAGGATTGATATTTATGAAGTTCCTGAAAAGCATCAAAAAAGACGAGATCATGGCCACTGTGACCCGCACGGCATCCAAGTACGGCTATAAGCTGAAGAAGGCGAGCCCGACCATCATGATCGCGGGCGCTGCCATCGGCGGCGTAACTGCGACGGTTCTGGCCTGCAAGGCGACCATCAAGGCGCAGGATATTCTCGCTGAACACAATGCAGCGGTAGAGAGCATTCACGCCGCGAAAGACCAGATCAAAAACGGTGAGCTCCAGCTGGACGAAGGCGAGAGCTACACCGAGAAGGAGTTCAAGAAGGACATCACCACGGCATACATCCAGACCGGCCTGAAGTTGGCCAAGGTCTACGCGCCTGCGGTCGGCCTTGGTGCAGCTTCGCTGGGCTGCATGTTCGGCTCGCACCACATTATGAGCAAGCGAAATGCAAGCCTGACGGCGGCTTATATCGCGCTGGATCAGGCATTCAACGAATACAAGACCCGCGTGGGAGACCGCTTTGGCAGCCGTGTGCAGGAGGAACTGGAGCACAACATCAAGGCCGTGGAGATCGAGAGCAAGAACACCAACGAGCAGGGCGTTGAGGAGGCCATCAAGGAGTACAAGGACGTCGCCATGGCACACACCAGCCCCTACACCTGCATCTTTGACGAGACGGTGGACACCTGGCAGCCGGACAATATGCTGAACCGGAATTACCTGTTCCTGATGGAGCAGGCTGCGAACAAGCGTCTGCGCACGCAGGGGCATCTGTTCTTGAACGACGTTCTGAGCAGCATCGGCACCCACGGCGGTGTGACCATGAAGACGCCCGAAGGCCAGATCGTGGGCTGGATCTATGACCCGAACGATCCGACCCGGCAGAACCATGTGGATTTTGGCGTCACCAGCTACGTGGAGGGCGACGACGCTCTGAACAGCTTCATCAGCGGCGGTGAACGCTCGGTGATGCTGCGGTTCAACTGCGACGGCCCGATCATCGACAAGATCTGAGACTGATATTTTGGAGGAATACGCTATGACCAGATTCGTGAAAAGACTTTCTTACGTTTTTGCTGCCATGGCCGGAGTCTGTTTCGTATCCGGTCTGGCGGTTCTTTCGGAGTGAGGGTGTTATGGACAGTTTGGAAAATATGTTTCTGTTTCTGGACTATCTGACCGATACCAAACGCAAGCGCCATGTCGTGGGAGGCATTCTGATGAGTGTCTCCCTTTTCTTTGGCGGTTTGGCTTTTACCATGATGAGCATCAAAGGAGAAGACGATGAACAAGACCATTCGTGACGTGTTGATATTTGCAGCGGGCTTTGTGGGCGGCGCCTACTTTATGCACAGGATGCTCCTGAAAAAGTATCAGGAGTACGCTGACCATCAGATCGAGGATGTCCGCGAGCACTACCAGCAGAAAGAGGCTGAGATGGACCAGACGATCGAAGAAAAGGCGACGCAGAAGAGCTTTGAGCAGCTGGCCGGGAAGTACCGCACCGAGTCGGACCCGGAAGCCATTGCCACCTGTGAGCCAATCGAGATTATCGAGCCGGACCACTTTGGCGAAAACGATGATTACGAGACGAGTTTCCTGACCTATTACGCGGACGGCGCACTGGTTTTCGATGGCGAATCGAAATCGGTGGACGAGGATGATATTCCGACGCTCATCGGTACGGAGGCGCTGAAGCACATTGGTGAGTTTGCGCCGAGCATGATCCATGTGCGGAACAACAACTATCACAAGGACTATGAGATCCTTCAGGCTCAGCAGTGCTGGGCAAACGTCTTATCGGAGGAAGATGAATGACTTTTTCGAAGCTGACAGAGCAGTATTATGACTGGCTCTATAAGATTGTCTGCGGGGAATGGGAGCCGCGAAACCTGTCGTTTCACCGGCTGCTGATGTTCCTCTACAACCGCAGATTCATCCCGGCATGCGAGATGGACGTCTGCCGGGCAACGGATGGAAGCAACCTGCGTTACCGATTTGCAACGGAGAATGATATTCCGTATGCGAAGATCGATGCGGCATTCGGCGGTGAGCCATGCAGTATGCTGGAAATGATGGTGGGCCTCGCGCTCCGTGTGGAGGAACACATCATGGAAGATGTGACGGCTGGCAACCGCGTGGGCCAGTGGTTCTGGAACATGGTGGTCAGCCTGGGCCTTGCTGCGATGGACGACAGCCGCTTCAGCGAGGATCGGGCTGAATTTATTCTGGACCGATTCGACAGTAGAGACTACCAGCCGAACGGTGCAGGCGGACTCTTTACACTTTCCCATCCGACCGAAGATATGCGCCAGATTGATATTTGGTATCAGCTGATGGCATATCTGAATGAGAACGAGTTTTGATGACATATGAATCAAAAATCTGCATCCCTATGGAAGGATTCGTTGAGAAGATACTCGACGATTCCCATGTGATGCTGCGAATCACGGCGTGTCGAGACGAGAATAACATTGGTCGGCTGATTCTGGCTGACCCGAATTACTGGAGGAAAATTGACAATGGAACTGACTGATATTTTGATCGACCTGAGCAACAGCAAGGCTGCGCTGGAGGTGGCCAACCACACCATCCGCCGCCTGAACGGCAAGTGCATGCGCAAGAATCTGGTCATCATCGGGCTGGCATGGCTCAGCATGAAGGCCTGCACGATGCTGGGGGAGAGTGAAAAGAAGCGCAAGGAAGCAGAGGAGCGCGCACGGAACGCTGAGACGCGTCTCTTTGAAGAGCAGCGGCCGACGAATGACGAGTGCTGCGACGGTAATGCCAGCATCGACAAAAAAGAAGTCTGACACAGACCTCGTAGAAAGGAGGAAGTCAGTTGCCAATGATTGATTTCCTGATGATCGCAACGCGGATGGGAAAACGCAATACGATCGAAATTTACCCGAAATTCATCATCAAGAAATCCAAAGATTTGATGATTCGGGGTTCTGATTTCTATGCGATCTGGTTGGAAGAGCGCGGTTTATGGAGCACGGAGGAGCAGGATGCGCTGCAGCTGATCGACCGGGAGCTTGATATTTATGTGCAGGAGCACAAGCAGCTGCTCAACGACAGTTATCGGGTGCTCCATATGTGGGATGCGGAGTCCGGCATGATCGACAACTGGCACCGATACTGCCAGCGGCAGATGCGGGACAACTATCACACCCTCGACGACACATTGATATTTGCAAACACCCCGGTCAAGAAGGACAGCTATGCGTCCAAGCGTCTGCCGTATCCGTTGGAAAAGGGGAGCATCAGCGCCTACGACGAGCTCGTGGGCACGTTATATTCTCCGGAAGAGCGCCAAAAAATCGAATGGGCCATTGGTGCCATCGTCAATGGCGACTCGAAAAAGATCCAGAAGTTCCTTGTACTGTACGGTCCGCCCGGAAGCGGCAAATCTACGGTGCTGAACATCGTAGAGAAGCTGTTCGAGGGGTACTGCGGCACCTTTGACTCGAAGGCGCTGGGATCATCTTCGAATGCGTTTGCACTGGAAGCGTTCAAATCGAACCCGCTGATCGCAATCCAGCACGACGGCGACCTGTCACACATCGAGGACAATACCCGGCTGAACTCGCTCGTTTCCCACGAGACGATGATGGTGAATGAGAAATTCCGGAGCGCTTATGCAAACCAGTTTAAGTGCTTCCTGTTTCTCGGCACCAACAAGCCGGTCAAAATCACCGATGCGAAATCGGGCCTGATCCGACGGCTCATTGACGTGAATCCGAGCGGGGAAAAGATACCGGCAAAGAAATACCTCGACCTGGTGGGCAAGGTGGACTTTGAGCTTGGCGGGATCGCTTGCCACTGCAAGGAAGTGTACGAGAAGAACAAACGTTTGTACGACGATTATATTCCGACTCGTATGATGGGTGCATCCAATGATTTCTACAACTTCATGCTGGATTCCTATTATATTTTCAAGAAGGAAAATGGTGTCTCCCTGAAACGGGCATGGGCAATGTACAACGAATACAATACGGCTGCAAACGTGCCATATCCGTATTCGCGCCGTGCCTTCCGGGAAGAACTGATGAACTACTTCGAGGATTACAAGGAGCGGGAAACCGATGTAAACGGTGAGCGGGTGCGCAGCTATTACAGCGGTTTCAAGGCAGACAAGTTCAAGGAATTTGCGGATACCCCCCAGGGGGAGTCTGCGAAAAATGACCCCCCGCCTTCGTCCTGGATTGACTTCAAAGAGCAGCATTCTCTCTTCAATGATATTTGCAAGGATTGTCTGGCACAGTATGCGAACGAAAATGGCACGCCCCTGCAAAAGTGGGAGAATGTCAGGACCAGACTGGGCGTACTGGACACATCGAGACTGCACTATGTGAAAGTCCCGGAGAACCACATTGTGATCGACTTTGATATTCCGGGGCCAGACGGGAAAAAGAGCTTTGAGCGAAACCTCGAAGCGGCATCCAAATGGCCCAGAACCTACGCGGAGCTGAGCAAATCGGGTGCGGGAATCCACCTACATTATATTTACACCGGCGATGCGGCCAAACTGAGCCGGGTCTATGACGAGAATATCGAGGTGAAGGTGTTCACGGGAAAGTCCTCGCTCCGGAGAAAACTGTCGAAATGCAATGATATTCCAATCGCAAACATCAGCAGCGGCTTACCATTGAAGGGAGAAAAAATGGTTGACACAAAGCAGATTCAGGATGAGCGGCATCTGCGTGTTCTCATCAAGAAAGCACTCGCCAAGGAAATCAGCCCCTACACCAAGCCCAGCGTGGACTTCATTGCGCACATCGTGGAGGAAGCGTATGAAGGAAACGTGACGTATGATATCGATGACATGCGGAATGTGATCCTTGCCTTCGCGGCCAACAGCACCAACCAGGCAGACGCATGCCTCAAAATCGTATCGAAAATGCACTTTAAGTCGAAGGATGACATCGAGCGCAACGCTCTGACCGGAGAGGAAAAGCCCATGATATTTTTCGACTGCGAGGTGTTTCCGAACCTACTGCTCGTGAACTGGAAGTTTGCCAAACAGGATAAAGTCTACCGGATGATCAACCCCACCCCGGCGGAGATCGAAGGCTTAACAAAGTATCGGATGGTCGGGTTCAATAACCGCAAGTACGACAACCACATTCTCTGGGGACGGATGCTGGGGATGTCCAACGAGCAGATCTATGCGCTGTCGAACCAGATCGTCAACCAGCATACGGGCTTCTTTGGTGAGGCCTATAACTTATCCTATACGGATATTTATGACTTCTCATCGAAGAAACAGAGCCTGAAGAAGTTCGAGATCGAGCTGGGCATCCACCATCAGGAGCTTGGCTTGCCCTGGGACCAGCCGGTGCCGAAGAGCCTTTGGGACAAGGTCGCAGAGTATTGCGACAACGACGTTTTGGCAACGGAGGCGCTGTTCTATTCGAAGGACCGACAGGCAGACTTCATAGCGCGTGAGATCCTTGCAGACCTTGCCGGGATGACGGTCAACGACACGACCAACAGTCTGACTACCCGAATTATATTTGGGAGGGAGAAGCATCCGAAGCTGGTCTACACCGACCTGGCGACAGGCAAATCCGATTCGGTTGTGGAAGTTGAGCCTGATATTTTGACGGATCAGAACATCACCAATGCATTTCCCGGTTACGAATGGGTGCGTGGTGAGGACGGAAAGATGCACAACATGTTCCGCGGCACTGACCTCGGCATGGGCGGCTATGTGTATGCAGAACCGAACATGTACAGCAATGTTGCATTGCTGGACGTTGCATCGATGCATCCGCATTCAGCAGCGGCCATGAATTACTTTGGCGAGTACACCAAGCAGTTCATCGACCTGATGGACGTGCGTATTCATGTAAAGCATGGTGAGTACGACAAGGCCAAGAAGCTGTTCGGAGGAAAACTTGCGAAGTATCTGGATGACCCTGGCCAGGCAAAAGCCTTGACACAGGCGCTGAAAATCGCCATCAACATGGTGTACGGGATGACCAGCGCGACCTTTGACAACCCGTTCCGCAACCCCAAGAACGTCAACAACATTGTGGCGCTTCGAGGGGCTTTATTTATGCGCACGTTGCAGGACGAAGTGCAGCAGCGCGGTTTCACCGTGGCACACATCAAGACGGATTCCATCAAAATCCCGGATGCCACACCTGAAATCATCGACTTCTGCATGAACTTTGCGAAAAAGTACGGGTACACGTTTGAACACGAGGCCACATACGAGAAGATGTGTCTTGTGAACAACGCCGTTTATATTGCAAGGTATATGGATGCGGATCGCTGCAAGGGTCAGTATGGGTATATTCCAGAGAAAAATGAGAAGAAAGGCGGCAAATGGACTGCGACCGGTACACAGTTCCAGGTGCCGTATGTCTTCAAGACGCTCTTCTCGAAGGAGCCCATCGAGTTTCCTGACCTCTGCGAGACCAAAACTGTGTCGAAGGGTGCCATCTATCTGGATAAAAATGAGGACCTGCCCGAAGGCGAACACAATTATATTTTTGTTGGACGTGTCGGTCAGTTCTGCCCCATTATTCCGGGAAAGGGCGGCGCTCTGCTGCTGCGGGAAGCGGGCCTGACTGATACCGGTGAACGGAAATATGCTTCTGTGACCGGAGCAAAGGATTACCGTTGGCTGGAAAGCGAGGCGGTCTATTCACTCCACATGGAGGACGATATCGACAAGACATACTTCGACAAGGAAGTCAATGAAGCTGTCGATGAGATCTCCAAATACGGCGACTTCGAATGGTTCGCTGCCGATGATTCTGGGACTCCTCCCTGGAATGATATTCAGGATGAAGCTGCAAGAAATTTTGAAGTGAGGTGACAAATGTGTATCTAATTGATGATAACACTGGAAGGTGCGTTGGCGTAATCGATGTTGTACGTATTGATGGCCCCGATATTATGGGTGGTTGCATCGTTCGTTTATCTTCGATTGAGATAACTCTTGACACTGGAAGGGAATTGGAGCTCCTCGCCAAAGATCTGTATGTGGACATTTTACACAATTATCACATTCGGAAGTTCTCTGAGAAGGCTCAGGGCAGCCGGGAGGACTATTACAAGGATACTTCCAAGCGGTGTGCTGGTGCTTCTGCTCAGAAGGCGAAGGAAAAATCCCAAAATGATATTTTGGACGAAATTCTCGAACTGATTGGGTCAGCAAAGAATACGATCAAAGACCTTGATAAGGTTCGGAGCAACGGGCTTGCGTTCAATGGCTGTCAGATTGATGCTCTTATCAAGCTGAATTATGCGATTGAACGCATTGAGTATATCAAAAAGAACAAAGGAGATTTATAAAAATGTACACCAAGCGTCAGAAAGTCAATATTGACGATACTCGTTTTATTTTCACCACCAACTTCTCTGGTGACCCCAGCCGCGACCGCTTTGGCTCGGACAAGCGCCGCGTCAATGTGGTCATTCCTACGCAGGAACTGGCCGATCAGTTGGTGGCTCTCGGTGTGAAGGTACGGCAGACCAAGCCGAATCCGGAGCGTACTTACGACGAGCCGTTTGTGCCGACCTACTTTGCTCCGGTCACTATCAACATGGAATCCAAGTGGCCGCCGCACGTGTACTGGATCACTACCACCGGCAAGCGCCTGCTCTGTGACATTGATACGATCGGTCAACTCGATTTTATTCGGGTCAAGAATGTCTGCGTTCAGGCCAATCTCGTGGAGAAGCGCAACACTCCGGGCGAGTACAGCCTGTATGCGGATGTCATGTATGTCGAGCAGGATGCAGATGCCGATCCGTATGTAGAACGGTATGCGCGCTATGCTGCACCGGAAGCAGACATGGCCGAGCCGAGCGACCCGAACGAAATTCCGTTCTAAGGGAGGAATGTTTTATGGCAAAACTGTTCGTCAGCTGCCCGATGCGCGGGCGCACCGAAAGGCAGATTCATGACACGATCAACCAACTGTGTGATATTGCAGAGGCTATCTTCAACGAGAAGTTTGAAGTGATAGACACGTGGATCGCAGAGAACGCACCTGCGTCCAATCATGAGCAACTGTGGTATCTTGGAAAATCCATTCAGCTTATGTCGGAAGCAGACGCCTTTATCGGTGTCTACGATGATCAGAAGGAGTTTGCCGGGTGCATCGTAGAGAATTATACGGCAAAACTGTATGACATTCCGCAGTATCTGGTAAATATTGCGTATGTTGCTCCGGACGTTATCAACCGACGCCTGGCTGAGACGTACTAACGTTAAAATTGAGTGCCGGGGTCAGTCCTTGGTCGAATGCTCCAGCCGGTGAGTGCCCACGTCGCAAATGGCGTTCTCAGAGGAGACAGCTCGATTTATATTTATGAACGATTTGGAGGTTGACATCATGAAACGAATTAAAGTGCTCCGTATCAAAGCGCATTGCTATCCCGAAATCGTCCGAATCCCGCTTGGTCTGGACTCCTTGCAGAAAGAAGTTGGTGGCCCGATTCAGGCAACCTATCCGTGGGACGACCCTGTAGCCATGATTTGCAATGAAGAAGGCAAGTTGCTTGGCTGCTCGATGGACAATTTCAACCGTACACTTTTGTCCGATGATGGAACTCCGATCGACATCATCGCAGGAACATTTCTGATCGTCGGACTTACCGAAGATGATTTTGGATCGCTGAGTCCGGACCTTCTGGAAAAGTACGAGAAGCTGTTCCATCGACCGGAAAAATTCTGGGCAGAAGTTGATGCTTCTGGTCAATCTCATTTGAAAATCGACTACTGTGAGCCGGAAGAGCAATAACTTCAGGCGCATGTAGAACAAAGAGTCCTGGAGAAATCTGGGGCTCTTTTATTTGAGTCATTAGCATGGGCTGTACGGCGGGTTCGATTCCCGCATGACTCACAAATACTCAAAACAAAAAGGAGACTGATATTTGTGGCAAAAGTTTGGAAGATCGACAAGCCATGTATGGATTGCGGGGTGATGATGTACGCCGTTTATCCTGGCCAAAGGTACTGCGAGAAATGCAGAAAGGCTCGGTTCCTGAAAAAAGACGAACCGAAGCCGAAGAAACTCACACTTCAGGATATCATGCGCGAAGCTGATAAGGAGGGCTTGCAATATGCGTCCTACTGCAAAAAGCACGGACTCTACTAAGAAAGAGTGGAAGGTCTTTACGAAAAACGGCAAGGAGATTTTTGCTTACACAGTCTATGGTGAAGGCGAAGACGAACAGGAGGCGACTATCGCACTGCTGGCCTACGAAAATCACTGTAGAAAAACTTCGATCCATGTGCACAAGGAATGGAGGTAATGAAACTGATGGCAGGCGTAACGCTCTACGACTACCAGCTGGATGCACTCAAACGGATGAAAATTGGCTGCATCTTATGTGGAGGCGTAGGAAGCGGAAAATCGAGAACCAGTTTGGCGTTCTATTATACGCTATTTGATGGGATAGTGAACACGGAAAATTACGTTAAGATGACAGAACCGCCGGATTTGTACATCATCACGACCGCTCGGAAACGAGATACTGGCGAATGGGATGAAGAACTGGCCCATTTCTACATGTCTACGGATAAAGAGCATGATGTTTATGAGCATACCGTCGTTGTAGATTCCTGGAATAACGTTGGAAAGTATGTTGGTGCAAAGAATGCGTTCTTTATATTTGACGAGCAGCGAGTCGTCGGGAAGGGTACATGGGTAAAGGCTTTCCTGAAAATCACGCAGAGCAACGAATGGATATTGCTCAGCGCGACCCCCGGCGATTGCTGGACGGATTATATTCCGGTGTTCATTGCAAATGGATTTTACCGTAACCGGTCAGACTTCAATAACCAGCATGTGGTTTATAGCCAATTCTGCACAAAGTATCCAAAGATCGACCGATATTTGAATACCCAGCGTCTGGTAAGGCTGCGGGAACGGGTCTTGGTCGATATGGATTTTGAACGTTCGACGGTGTCTCACCATGAAAATATTTTCGTAGATTATAACAAGATGAAATACATGTCGATCTGCAAGAACCGGTGGAATCTTTGGGAGAACAAGCCAATTGAGACAGCCAGCGAGTTCTGCTATCTGCTGCGGAAGCTCGTCAATTCGGATGAGAGCCGCCAGCGGGAAGTGCTGGATATTTGCATGACCCGGCCCAGAGTCATCATCTTCTACAACTTTGACTATGAGCTGGATATTCTGCTGAATCTGGCCTATGACGAAGGCGTGGAAGTAGCACAATGGAACGGGCATAAGCATCAACCGATTCCGGATGGAGAGCGATGGGTCTATCTCGTACAATATAACGCCGGGGCAGAAGGTTGGAACTGTATCAAGACAGATACAATTATATTTTACAGTCAGAACTACTCCTACAAGATCATGGAACAGGCGTCTGGGCGTATCGACCGGCTGAATACGCCTTACAAGGATCTCTGGTACTACCATCTGAAGAGTAGGAGCGGTATTGATCTAGCGATTTCGAGAGCATTGAACTCGAAGAAAGCGTTTAACGAGAGGAAATTTTATGGAGAGTAATGATATTCGAGAACTGTTTCCCAAGGAAATCGTAGAAAAAGCCAACAAAGAAATGATTGATTACGCAGTTTCTGATGAGTTGGCGCTCAAAATGATGCTTCGCGCCACCAATGATGCTGCTTTTCAGAATTTCCTTGGAAATTATGTTATTGGCGTGATTGGGAAAATTATTGAAAAATTGGAGGCGGAAAACTGATGGCACTGTTTCATGGAATTTACAAGTGCCGCTTGTGCGGAGAATTATTTGAGTCTATTACGACTGCTAGTGAAAACACGGCAATTGAATCCGTTTCGGGTGCAGCCTATGATGGCAAATGGTATCCGAAGGGCTGTGGAATTGGTGCGCATGTACGTGACGTTCACCATTGTAAAGATGGAAGCTTGGGGATAGGAGACTTTCAAGGATTCAAAAAGGAGGAAGACAAATGATTAAAGATTCTGGAGATCGCACGGAGTTTGAAACCGGTGCCAAGCTCGATATTTATGATTCTTTAAGGCTTACTGCTGAGAAAATAGCAGATGCCTTAAATGCGATTGCAGAATACTTCGAGAAAGTAACGGCTTGTCTCATGGACTTGATTGAAGAAATCAAGGGGCAGCCATTGAAGACGATTCTACAGAAGCTGCGTCCTGACTACAAGGACAAGTGCAAAATCCGGTGGCTGGATATTCCCAACAAGGTTATGCAGGGAAGAATCAGGAGGTTCTGCTAATGGGAAATATTTCAAAGAAAATCAGAAAGAAGCTTGTCAAAGTTATCAATGCTAATTGTCATCGTGTAACGCACTTTGGAGAGCACAATGCAATGTTTGTTCCTTACGACAGCAGCCCACTGTCTGCTATTTGGAAATATCTCTGCATCAGAGATGACGGTGTTTTTACAGGTCGTTTCCTGGTTGATCGAAGCGAAAAACATATTCCTTTCCGTGAGCGATACTGTTGCATCAATGCTCCAGAACAATTATTTGCTCCAAGAGCGCATATCGAAATCGACAAACAAATTGTCAATAGACTAAAAGAACACAACCAGCTTTATGCTGTTTATTACACATGGAGGAAAAGGAAATGATTAAAGATTCTGGAGATCGCACGGAGTTTGAAACCGGTGCTAAGCGTGATATGCACGCAGGTAAGGGTAGGATGGACCTCCTGCCCTGGTATGGCATCATGGAGGTCAGCAAGCACTGCGAGGAGGGTGCGCTGAAGTATGGCGAGCACAACGTGGATAAGGGCATCCCACTGCATTCTCTGTTGGACAGTGCTTCTCGGCATCTGGCAAAGTACATGGTCGGTATGGACGACGAGGACCACCTGCGTGCTGCCTGCTGGAACCTGCTCTGGGCATTGAACCAGCGAGAGACCCATCCGGAGTTGGATGATAGATGGAAACCGCAAGAAAAGAAACGTCAAGAGGAGAAAAAAGAAAAGAAATTAGTTACTCTTGTTTGTAGTGCATGCGGCGTCCATTTTGGTGTCACAGAAGACAGATGGGCTGAAATGAAAGTTTGGTCACCCTATAAAGACGGGAATTCATTTACGTATTGTCCGAAATGTAATCATCTTGCAGTTATTCGGGAGGTGAAGTCTGATGAATGACTGGATGCGCGAAGTGGATTATGCGACCTACTGCCCGAAGTGCGTGAACTTCAAGGTGCTGGAGACGGACGAGCCCTGCAACGAGTGCCTGACGGAGTGTGCGCGGGAGGGAACGGTAAAGCCTCTGAAGTTTGAGGAGAAGACGCGAAAATAACGGGCTCCTTTATGAGATGATTAGTCTCGAAATTATATTTTGGAGGTACGAATTATGAACATGAACAAATTCATGACGACTATGGCAAAGGCGGGAGTGCTTTACATTGGTGCATTTGCAATTTGGAAGTTAGGCATTTGGCACGGTGAAGGAGCAGGCGTGGCACTTGGGTATGCGACCGAGCACATCATGTGCGCTGAAGGTGGTGCTCTTGGCTATTTGGAATATGTCGAGAAAAATGAAAGGAACTTGTTTGGCAAGATGTTTACGATGGGAGCCAAAGAAATCGAAAAGCAGTTGAAAAACATTGAGAACAATTAACTCAAAGGCGAGAGCCGTGGAGAAATCTGCGGCTCTTTATTTTTGGCGCGAAAATAACGGGCTCCTTTATGAGGTAAACTCATATTTGAAAGGAGACACTTATTATGAAAAAAGCGTGGAAAATTGGTATTAGCACTATTGCTGGTATTGTCGGGGCGTGTGTGTTGATTCGTATTCACAATGCAGAGGTTCGCAAAGTATATTGCGAACGCTATGGAAAAGGATATGATGACGGATATACGCTTGGACTTTATCAAGGGAAGTTGATGGGTGCCAATGACCTGTATATGAATGCTCATAATGGGAGTGAATATTTCAATAATTATATGATTGAAGCTAGGAAAGAATTTGTTGAGACAAATACAAAACTCAATAAATAAGAGAACTGGGCCGTGGAGAAATCTGCGGCTCTTTATTTTTTTATAAAAGGAGTGAAATACATGCGAGGCAGACCACCTAAAGAGATTGTGAGAAATGTAGCAGTTAAAATTCGACTGACCCCAGAAGAAAATACTCTGCTTGCCAATGTTTGTGAACGTACAGGACAAACAAAATCTGAGGTGATTCGCAACGCCTTGAACGAGTATTCGAGATTGGCCGCAACGAAAGTAATTGATATCAACGAGCGGAGGTGTAGAAATACTGCGAAAAATCGCTGAGTATGTCAAAAAGATATTCTGTAGGACAATTTGAAAATCTATATTTGAAGGAAGATGCTTGTATGCAACGTATGAACATTAAATGTTGCCATTGTGGAGACTATACCCCATTTATCGCAGAGGAGAACATTGAAGTTATTCCTCAAGCTAATCTCACAAGAACCGATATGGATATTTTGGGCGATATCGCCGAGGCGTTGGCGGAATGCGGTTGCTTCGGTGCGTGTGATTTCTTATGCCGGGTTCAAAGCGAAGTAACCAAAATTGTAGAGTATCAGGAGAAGTAAGAGGCAAAATGAGAAACATGTCTAGGAAAACCTGGAAACTCCGGGTTTGGAATCACATGACCGAGATGCAGAAGCTAGATATTCTGCTGAAGCACGCTAAGATTCCGCATACTTATGGACGCCGTTGGCCAGATATGGACAGACCGGACAATCATGAATTTCTTCCGGGCGGACGACACGATGGTGGCGAGCAAATCGTTGCGTATGATGCTGCTGGAGATCGTATCTGGGATGGCATTTGGGGTTGGGGTTCCTATGGCTTTGAGCAGGGGCTTATCGAGGTGATGGGCGCGCAACTGCTTGGCCATGATGATGTTGAGGGCTGGCTCACGGCTCGGCAGGTCACAAAGATGTGGAGGGGTAGAAATGCTGCGAAAAATCGCTGAGTATGTCAAAAAGATATTCCGCATGGAGCCGATCCCGACGACGGTTAATACCCTGCGGGAGGCTTTGCGGGATTTGGAAGTGGCCCGGAACCACTTTGAGAACTGCGATCCGGAGTTTATTACGGCTGCTATATTCGAGCTGAACGCTGCGGAGTGCAGGGTGGATGCTGCGAGGAGGTGTGCGGTATGACTTGGGAGAAATTTGGTACATTCCTTGGGCATTTGCTGGCGGCGACCATTACGATCTGTGCATGGCTGATCATTATTGCGTTAACGCTGAAGATAATCTGGTTCATTCTGTTCGGAATTCTGCTGTGAGGTACGATATGATTGACTATGAAGAAGTTGTTGAGGCCATATGGAGGTACGATTGTCCTCGAATTGACATTGATGAGGATATTACGACACTTTATGCGGATGACAAAGCTTATGCACAAGTTATTCGCAGGTCTGACGGGTCACGCGAGGACTTGTATTTTGAGGATTACGAGCTTCAAAAAGATATCCTGATTAAGCCGAACGCTAAGTTGCGTGATGCGGTCGAGCTTTGCATAAATGGTGACATTAGCTACGCAGATGCTCGTGAATGGTGCATGGAGAATGATATTTCACTTAGGCAGTTCGACAAGTGGCTTTATGGTGCGCTGAGAAAGTCTGATAACCCTGTCCGGGTGGAACCGAAAGAACCGTGGCCATATCGAGTGGTGGCGGGCATAAACCGGGTGCTGGAGATTCTGCTTGACTCGATTTTGGAGGATTTTATATGAAGATGTACACATTTTGGTTTGAGTGCACGGACAATGGTGGCGAGCATCTGGCCTTTGAAGTCAGGGCGACCGACAAGCAGGAGGCCATCAAGAAGGGCATGGCGTTTGCAAAGAAGCATGCTTCGGGTGATATCTGTGGGGATTGGACTTGCAGATTGATATAGGAGGATCTTTTATGAGATGTTGTCCTATGTGCTATTGTAAAGCATATTTGAAAAATACAGGCGCGATGACCTGCGGTACGACTATGAAACTCCAATATGAGATTTCCTGTTCTAATTGTGGACTCGGTCCAGCTAAAACAGGTGCAGTCTTAATGACATATAATGAGCACAACATGCAGGGTGTAATTGATGATTCAGATCTGAAGCAGCTTATTAAAGACTGGGATTCTATTTTGCGAGATCCCGAAAGAGAAAGGATTGCTAACATATGAAAATCATTGAACCTAAGTACGAAATCCTCACTGATATTTCTGAGGGAGGCATTAAGGAGCTCCAGCAGATCGAGCGGGTGGCGCGGGTCTGCTACAAGAGCGAAGACAAGATCACGCCGGACGGTGAGTCGGCAAAGAAGCTGGTGGGCTTTCTGGTGAAACAGGGGCATGAGGCTATGCTGGAGCATTCTCAGCTGTCCGTGCTGTTTACCTGTGACCGTGGCGTGGCAAATGAGTTGGTGCGGCACCGCATTGCGAGCTTTGCGCAGGAGAGCACTCGGTACTGCAACTACTCGAAGGAGAAGTTTGGCAATGAGCTTACGTTCATCTGGCCGTCCTATGTCCGTGGTGAGCAGTATTGCGAACTGAACGATAGCGAGGTTACGATCAAAAGCTCGTTCTTGGAAGCTATGACTTATGCCGAAAAGGACTACAAGCTGATGATAGCTAACGGTATGCGTCCCGAACAGGCTCGTTGTGTGCTGCCGCTGTGCTTGAAGACCGAGATCGTGGTGACGGCCAACTACCGTGAGTGGCGCAATATCTTTAAGCTGCGTACTCCTGTGGCGGCCCATCCTCAGATGCGGGAGCTTATGTGCCCGTTGCTGAAGGAGCTTCAGAGCAAGATCCCGGTGGTGTTCGATGATATTTACACATACTGGCCGGAGGATGACCAGACGGGAAAGGAAAGTGTGGAGAAGTAACTATGAAAAATCGTATTATTTGCGTTGTCGCATGCCTGATGATGCTCGTGGGCTGTGTGGTTCTGTGCAGCTGTGGCAACTATAAGATGTTCGATACGACCTTTACCTATTCCTGGGCACAGATTAAGCTGCCCGATGGAACTATCATCGAAGGTAAGGTAGATAACTGGACCGATTACGAAGGCGATCAGCTGCAAATCACGATTGATGGCACCACATATCTGGTTCATGCAGCAAATGCCATTATGAAAACCTGAGTGGGAAAGGATGTAGTGGCAAGAAATGCAGCAAAAAACGTACGATTTTCTCATCCAGATGAGGGCGCCTGTGCTTACCTTTGGCGGAGACTTGCTGGGCGAGGCAATTGAACTGGTTATTCACGACCTGGAGGTTCATCAATTCATCTCGCTGGCAGATGTTGAGTGCAATCTGGCAGATAAGTTCAGCTGTAGCCCAGGTTCTGCGGATCGGAGACTTCGTAGGGCAATGGATATGATGGAGTTCCGGGCAGGAGAGTATCCGAATCCGGAATTGGAGAAACTGCGCGTTGAGTATCGTGTGAATACATGGTCGGTTAAGAAATTCCTCTATGCAGCGGCAAGGAGGCTGATGAGCTATGAATAATAAAGATCGAGCGATATGCCTGATTTGGTGTACGCTGATGCTGTGTCTGAGTATCTGGTTGTGCGGATGCTCAAAACGGGCTGAGAGCAAGAGCACCACGAGCGACGAGCAGGAGTATCACATCACAATTTACTATCCGAACACTAGAGATGTGTATGTAGAAGGCGATGGTGATGTGTTCTGGATGAGCTCAACCGATCATAGGATTAAAGTCCAAATCAATGGCAAACGATATAGTGCGAGTTGGAACAATGTTATAATTGAGTGGGATGTGAAATAATGAAAAGGTTTAATACGATTATTTGGGAATTGCCGCCGTAAATCTTGACGATGGTGCGTCTCCATGATATTCTTATACCAAGATGAGGAGGTGCTTTTATGGCACGGACAGTAAAATGCCCTAGCTGCGGTGCTGAACTGACGGTGAAAGATGACAACCGGGACTTTATGTTTTGCGAGTTCTGCGGGACGAAGGTTCGGTTGGATGATTATCAGGAGACGCACCGGTATGTAAACGAAGCGGAAGTCCAGAGAGTAAAGGCTGAGAAAGAGCTGGAGCTCAAGAGCATGGAAGCTTATGCAAAAAGAGAAGAGCAAGCTGGTAAGCAATTCATAACGTTAATGTCTATCTGTTTGGGTGTTGCACTATTCTGTGTGCTAATTAGTAGATTTATGTAAAGATATGTTTAGTTTTTGTCTATTGCCCATTTTCATTTTCCGCTTTTTGTGAATTTTTGTGATAAAACATCAAAATTTGTAATTTTCGTGGCCAAAAACCCACTTTATGCCCAAAAATTTTCGAAAAAATGGCCATAAAATTTAACGTAGTTACGTTAAAAATATGCAGTTTGGCCAAAAAACCACTTTTTTCTTTTAGTTGATGAAAAAATGAAAAATTATATATAGTAATTGACGCTGAAAAATGGGTTTTTGGCCAGTGCTATTTTTGGCTTGAAAAAGCTTGCACATAGATGTATCATAGAACCACAGTGTACGAACGTAACGCTTCTGATTCTACGAGGTAAAACGCATGAACAATTATGCCGACTGGTCTAGTAAGGATCTTGATCTAATTGCAAGTGTTAAAGATGAAGTTGCACGGTGGAGAGCGACTTTTTCGAATTATTTGGTGCCTTATGACGCGCGAGTAAAACTGGATGATGGAGAAGAAAAATGGTCTACAATTGGCGACTACGATGTAGACATTATCTGGACACGACATCTGGATGGAAGCATTACATATGAAGTGATGCACACTCCCGAATGGGATCTTGACATTGGTGTGCAGTATTGCAATGTTTGCCACTCTGAAATGCGCCAAGATGAAAACGGAGATTGGAAATGCGATCGCTGTGGCAATACTTACCCGCTTTGTGATATAGAAATGGGTATTGTGAATTGTCCGTCAGAAGAAGCAAGTTACGACTGGGATGGCATAGAAGCTGATCCTGCATGGTATCTTGACTAATTGATTTAACGAGCCTCTGCGTGAAAAACGCAGGGGCTTTTTCTTTGTCCAAAATTCACAGAAATTCACACTTTTTCACAAAAACCACCGCGATAAAAACATCCTCTTTTATGAGGAGAATAGAGTGTGTCTCAGATACACCATTCTCTTTATTTTTGGAGGTTGAACAATGCTCGAAAACAAATTCAAAACAAGATTGGTGAAAGAGCTGAAAGAGCGCTTTCCCGGTTGCAAGGTCGTTCATTTAGACCCGAACGAGGTACAGGGATATCCTGACCTTTTGGTTCTTTATAAGCATACCTGGGCAGCTTTGGAAGGTAAACGTTCGGCAACTGCATCTCATCGACCAAACCAGGATTACTATGTCCAGCAGTTCGGCGAGATGAGCTTTGCAGCTTTCATCTATCCCGAAAACAAGGAGGAAGTTCTGAATGCAATGGAACGATCATTCGAGGCTCACGGGGCAGCATGCTTTCCTCGGAGCCAGTAAGTATCATTGGCTCAACTACGACGCACAGCGTTTGGCCGATGCGTACTTGAGCTTTCAAGCAAAAGAAAAAGGCACGAGGCTTCACGCATTTGCAGCAGAGTGCATTACACTCCGGCAGAAGTTGCCTAAAAGCAAAAAGACGCTCAATGCCTATGTCAATGACGCAATTGGCTTTCGCATGATTCCTGAGATGGTTCTCTACTACAGTGAGAACTGCTTTGGAACTGCAGATGCGATTTCGTTCAACGACGATCTTCTCCGCATCCATGATCTTAAAACCGGAGCTGTTCCTGCACATATGGAACAGCTCTTTATTTATGCTGCTCTGTTCTGCATGGAATACGGGATTCTACCGAAAGATATTCAGTTTGAGGCTCGCATCTACCAGAATGACGATGTTTGGATCGAAAATCCTACGTATGAGGATATTGACCCAATCATCGAGAAGATTCGCGAGTTTGATAAGGTAATTGCAGAATTGAAGTTAGGAGCAGTAGCATGAACCAGATCGAGAAAGATGTCCGCACCTATTTTGGCATTCCTTCCAACGAGGATTCCTTGGAGCACTACGGCACCAAGTTTCACTCTGGTCGCTATCCGTGGGGTTCTGGTGATAATCCTTATCAGCATTCTGGCGATTTTTTGTCGCGAATTGAAGAACTGAAGAAAAAAGGTTTGTCTGAAACAGATATTATAAAAACCATCAACGCCTCTCTTCCTAAAGAATATCAATTGAGCCCGACAGAATTTCGTGTTGCTAGACGTACGGCCATTCATGAGAAAAAAACATCTGAATATGAACAAATTCATAAGTTAAAGGATGAAGATAATCTGGGATGGACGGAAATCGCTAATCAGCTCGGAATGAGTGAGTCTAGTGTTCGTTCGAAATATGCAGGAAATGCTGACAAAAAAGCACAACGTGCAAAAAACATTGCCGAAACTTTGAGAAAAGAAGTAGACAAGAAAGGCATGGTTGATATTTCCGAAGGCGCAAACTTTGCATTGGGCATATCTGATACAGAACTTGCCGACGCAGCCTATACACTGGAAGCGGAGCAGGGTTATAAACGCTACGGCGTTGGTATCAAGCAACCTACGAATCCCAGACAGCAGACCAATATTATGGTACTCGCAAAGCCCGAATACGACCAGAAGTATGCCTATCAGCATCAGGAACAAATCGATTCATTAGGCGATTATCATACGGATGATGGCGGCGACACCTTTACGAAGCTTCAGCGTCCTGCGAGTCTGGATTCTAGCCGTGTTGCAATTCGATACGGCGATGAAGGCGGCCTAGATAAGGACGGCGTTATGGAAATTCGCCGTGGCGTACCTGATCTCGACCTTGGTAAGAGCCATTATGCGCAGGTTCGAATCCTTGTGGATGGCGATCATTACCTGAAGGGCATGGCTGTTTATTCGGACGACCTTCCGGATGGTGTGGACATTATGTTCAATACCAATAAGCCTTCGGGAACTCCCAAAATGAAGGTTTTGAAGGAGGCAAAAGCTGACCCGGACAACCCGTTTGGTGCAGCTATTAAGGCGAATGGCCAAAGCACGTACATCGGTGCAGATGGTAAGGAGCATTTGTCGCCTATCAATAAACTGAAAGAAGAAGGCGATTGGGACACGATGTCGAAGAATGTTTCTTCACAGTTCTTGTCCAAGCAGCCGAAGAAACTGATCGAGAACCAGCTGAAACTTACCGTTGCAGATTATCAAGCACAGTATGATGAAATCATGCAATACGATAATCCGACGATCAAGAAGAAGTTGCTCAACGATTTTGCAGATACCTGTGAAGGCACGTCGACGACCTTGAAGGCGTCAGCATTTCATGGACAGTCTACCAAGGTTATCCTTCCCCTTAATAAGATCAAGGAAACCGAGGCTTACTGCCCAACTTACGAGAATGGTACACAACTTGCGCTGATCCGTTTCCCTCATGCAGGCACCTTTGAGATTCCTATTGTGACTGTAAACAATAAGAACCTACATGGCAAACGCAATCTCGGCCAGATTCAGGATGCTATTGGTATCAACGCAAAGGTCGCAGAACGTCTGTCTGGTGCTGACTTTGATGGTGATACGGTTATGGCTATTCCCATTTCGGACAAAGTCAACATCAAGTCTACTCGTCCACTGAAAGCACTGGAAGGTTTCGATCCGAAAACCGCATATGCAGTGCCGGAAGGTAATCCCAACAACGTTCGCATCATGAAAAAAGAGGACAAGCAGAAAGAGATGGGCATCATCTCGAATCTGATCACTGATATGACTCTTCGCGGTGCGTCAGAGGATGAACTGGCGCGTGCAGTGAAGCACTCTATGGTTGTCATTGATGCTGAGAAGCACAAGCTCGATTACAAGCGGAGTGAGAAAGAAAATGGCATCCAGGAGCTAAAGCAGAAGTGGCAGATCAGGGTAGATGACGACGGAAACGAGAAGTATGGTGGCGCATCCACTCTGCTGTCTCGCCGTAAGCAGACAGTCCGTGTTCCTGAACGCCGTGGAAGTGTGCATGTTGATAAGGAAACCGGTGAGTACGTCTATAAGGAGAGTGGGCGCACCTTCATAGACCCAAAGACAGGGAAGGAGCGTCTGGCCGAGGATACAGTCAGCCTGATCTCCGAGACGAAGGATGCGCGCACGCTGTCTTCTGGTACGATCCAGGAGAACTTGTATGCAGACTTCTCCAACAAGCTGAAGGCGATGGCTAAACAGGCCCGCAAAGAGGCAGAGAATATGGAGGGCCTTAAGTATAATCCCTCTGCTGCCAAAGCCTATGCAACAGAGGTAGCTTCCCTGAAACAAAAGTACAACAACATGATTGCTAATAAGCCAAAAGAGCGTAAGGCAATGCTGGTTGCGAATGCTCGTATTAAAGCAAAAATTCAGGAACAAGGGCTCAATCCCAAAATTTCTGAAGATAAAAAAGTAATCAAGAAGATCTCGTCCGTCGAGATGCAGCGTGCCCGTGACTCTGTTGGTGCAAGTGGTCGCAAATCAAAGGTCACGTTCACTGACAAAGAATGGGAAGCTGTTCAAGCTGGCGCAATTTCGGACAATATGTTGACGAAATTCTTGAATTCTTCGGATTCTGATGAAATCGTAAAGCGCGCAATGCCAAAAACTGCAACAGTTATGTCTTCTGCGAAGTTAGCTAAAGCGCAAGCCATGCTGAATAACAACTGTAGCTATGCTGAGATTGCAAAAGCTTGCGGTGTGCCAGAATCCACAGTTTATAGTGCGCTCAACAAATAAAACATTTCAGAAAGGCTTTGAATTATGGTTCGATGCTTTTTGACTACGATCGACAACCCGTACAATCCGTATGACCAGTTCGATCAGTGGTATCGGTACGATACGGATCATGGTTATAACTCTTCTGGTCTGCTGATGCGGCTGGCAGAGACGTCCTCTCAGTTCACGGACAACGAAAATGCCTATGAAATTGAGAAGGCAATCGATAAGATTGTTGCTGCCGACCCGATAAACATCTACAAGAAGCTCAAGATCACCGTGCCCGACGAGGACACCGTCAAAGAAAGCGCATAAAGACATAGGGAGGGGGTCTCAAAAATGACACCCCCTCTCAAATCGCGCCGGTCTTTGATATTTCCCCGGAGGGAAAATTGATATTTGAGCTTTAAGAACAAGAAAAAGCACCAGAATCCTCGCCGTGCATTGAGAATACTGGTGTTTTTATATTTTACTGCTTTTGTTCCGTGTCCATAGAAGCAGTCGCAAGCTGCTCTAAAGACATTGTAATGTTTCGGAGACAATCTTCACAAGTTACTGAAACATTTTTGACGACTGTATAATCGCTTTTCAAGGTTATAACTTTTTCTAAAGTATCGTTCATTCTGTATCACCACCTTTCAAACAGAATAAACGAGTCTGTTAAGATGTTAAACCTCCAGAACAAGTATACAGATAAGTATATTCCAAGTCAAGCGGGAACAAAAGAAAGACAATCGCCGAGGCTGTGGGGAGTAGACTACGGCTTCGGCGGTTTTTGCAAGGGCTCATGGGAGGAAGATCGTTCCTCCTTTTGGGTTTCATGATGTTAAGCCTCCAAAATTAACATTGTTCATGATCGAGTTTGTCCATTTTACCTTTGCGACGGAAGGCATTTGTTTTCATTTTCTCCTTTCAAATGATGAGCCTCGCTGCTACTCCTGACACCTCCCATGAACCCTTGCAAAAGCGTAAACCTTATTATATATGTGCGAAAAGAGGATTGCGGATGAAACCGAAGAAAAACGCGCCCGGAGAAACGGCTGCGGCTTCGGCCCGGCCAGCATCATCTCCGGAAGCACAGGAAAATTACATGATCAACCTTGCGATGAAGCTGGTGGAGAAGCGGCTGCGCGAGGGTACGGCATCCAGCGCCGAGACGACTCATTTTCTGAAGCTGGCGACGACGAAAGCGGACCTTGAAAAGAAGAAGCTCGAAGAGGAAAACAAGCTGCTGCGGGCGAAAACAGAGACGTTGCAGAATGCAAAGAACTCGGAAGAGCTGTACGCAAATGCCATTCAGGCGATGCGGAAGTACAACGGCCTTGGCGAGGATGACGAGTATGTGGACAACTGAGTTTCTTACGCAGGCCGGAGCTTTTGCGGTGGTTGGGGTACTCGTTATTCTGGCCATGCTGGTCAGTGACAGGGATAACAGCACCCGTTTTTTCTGGCAGGTGATCTTTCCGGTTTGTATTGGGTGCTGCGTCGTGGCGAGCATCTGGCTGGCTGAGGTGACGAGATGAATGTAATCACGATACGAGTAAACGATTTGATCATTGTGATGGAGTTTTTGTGCCGTATTCTAACAGCGGTGAACGCATTTACCGATGATACAAGCCCAGCGGACAACATCGGGCATTGGATCGCCAAACTCTGTGAGATGGTCATGCTTATCGTGCTGATCCTTATGACGGCAGGTTTGGGGGAGCTGAGATGAAGAGTTACACGGAACTATGCCAGCTGGCGACATTTGAAGAGCGGCTGAAGTATCTGGAGCTGCACGGGGAAGTCGGGAAAGACACGTTCGGGTTTGACCGGTGGTTGAATCAGGCGTTTTATCAATCGAAGGAGTGGCGGCAGTTCCGGGACCGGATCATCGTGAGGGACAACGGCTGTGACCTGGGATGCGAAGGCCGCCCGATCACGGACTGGGTGCTTCAGGGCGGAAAAGCGATCCGGCCGAAGATCTCGATTCATCATCTGAACCCCATTACAAAAGAAGACGTCCTCCAGCACAGCAAAAAATTGCTGGACCCGGAGAACGCTATTTGTGTTTCGGCGGCGACGCATAAAGCCATCCATTACGGTACGGGCCAAAATGCAAAACTGCCAGACGGAGAACGAAGACCGGGCGATACCTGCCCATGGAGGAAATGAGATGTACCAGAGACGAACCTTTGAACCCAAGGAAACGAAAGCGAGCAATGCCATCCGTGCGAAGCTGGAGGAAGTGGAGCAGATGCTTTGCAAAATCGGCCCTTGCAGAGAGCGCAGTCTGGCACTGACGAAGCTGGACGAGGCACTGCTGTGGGCGAACGTGGCAATTGCTCAGGCCGGTGTGGAAGATTACATGCAATAAAGGAGAAAACAAAATGAACAACGAAGCAATGATGAACCGCGCAAAGCAGCTGGTGGTGGACTACTTTAACGCCCATGTGGATGTGACTGACGGCAAGAAGCTGACGATGGAGGACGTGTTCATCGTATGGTTCAGCAAAACTCTGCAGAACTGGAAGGCCCTGGTGAGCACCACCGTATCGGACGGGATGTATTACGAGATCACCCACAACGGCGACAAGGGCGAGACCTATGTGGACGTCTACAAGAAGTGGGATAACAAGTGCGTCCTGGACTAAGAGCATAAAGCGCAAAAAGGAGAACAGATGGAAAGTATACTGACCTCGGTGAAGAAGCTCCTTGGGATGACCGAGGAGTATGCTGTGTTCGACACCGACCTGATCATGCACATCAACAGTGTGTTCATGATCCTGAACCAGATGGGCGTCGGGCCGAAGGATGTGTTCTGCATTACGGACGCGACGGCGACATGGAGCGATTTTGCAGGGGAACGGGCCGACCTTGCGGCAGTCAAGAGTTATGTAGCGCTGAAGGTGCGGCTGCTGTTTGACCCGCCGCAGAGCTCGGTAACAATGGACGCCATCAAGAACCAGATCAGCGAGCTGGAATGGCGGCTTTATGTTGCATGCGACAAGGAGGCAGAGGAATGAGACGGCTTTTATTCTCGGTGAGCGGGCAGAGCCTGCGCAAAGAAGGAAGCTTTGCCGGTGTGATCGCCGGAACGAAGGGATATTTGCTCTGCCACTTTGGCATGGCGGAACAGGACTGGCTGGGCGCCAAGAAGATCGCGCTGTTCAACGACCAGTACCCGGCGGCAGTGAACGATGCCGGTGAGTGTATGGTGCCGGACGAAGTGACGGACGGCAAGAGCATCAAGGTGGCGCTGATCGGCCAGAACGGAGTGACCCGCATCAAGACAAACCCGGTATTGATCGAGCAGGTGAGAGCATGACGACGGTAGACGAACTTTTTGCAGCAATGGACGCCCCAAAGGTTGACCGGGTGATCCTGACCATTGATGAGAATCTGCGCATCATCGACATCCCGAACCTTGCCGTCGTGATCGGTGCAGAGGGCGACAAGGATGTGAATCGGCTCTACTTCAAAATGGATCGGCTTTACCGCGGGACGGACCTGGCGGCGTTTACGCCCCGCATCAACTACATCAATGCCGCGGGTAAGAACTATTACTACGATGCCACCGACCTGACCGTTGAGGGCGACAGCCTGACGTTTTCCTGGCTGATCCGCGCGCAGGCGGCCGAGGTGAGCGGCACGGTGGAGTTCAGCGTGTGTATGCGGCAGTATGCTGAGAAGGAGCTTGTGGCGGAATTCAACACCACGACGTCTTCGATGAAGTGCCTGAAGAGCATCCACAAGGAAGATGCAGAAAACGATTCGGTCTATTCCGGAACATTTGCGGTGCTGGACGAGGCAATCTTCGACGAGGCGCTGCTTGGATAAAGACGATGAGAGGTGCAAAACATGGACTATCAGAAACACAATTTCAGGTCAGGGCAGCGCCTTTATGCTTCCCAGCTCAATGGCATGGACGACGCCATCCTTGAGCTTGCAGAAGAGATGAAGAATGCCGGTGGTCTTTCGATTGGCACGGTGACCACCGGTGCACAGGCCGCAGCAAGCATTCAGGATGGTAAACTGAACCTTGTGTTCCCCGTGACGAACACGGGCGGCGGAAGCGGCATCTCGGATGCAGCAAAGCGTTACATTCTGGCCCTGTTTGAGAATGCCGCCTACAAAAACGGCACGATGCAGGCGACCTACAATGCTCTGAAAGCAGAATGGGGGATGGGGTCCGGAACTACCGTCACGCCCAGCCAGCCGGGAACACCGGATACCCCCAGCGATACGCTGCCGACTCCGCTCTATAAGCTGGCCGCGCAGAAGACTTTTGTACCGGCCAACAAAGAATTTATCGACACTGGGATCAAGCCGTTCGCAGCCATCGACACCGGCATGAATCTGACGGTGTACGCAACCTTTACGGTGGCTGACAGTGCAGTTAATACGGTGACAGTTTTACTTGATTGCTTCAGCGATCTCACCAACGATCAGAGAGGCATCATGGCTGCAACATGGACCAACGGAACCGTGGGCATGAACATGTTCACCTACGGCAGTCACTT